TAAATTTGGATCTTTTCTTTCTATCATTCATAATAAAAGACTCAACCCAGCAGCTATATTTGTATGTATTTTAGAGAACAAAGAAATAAGAGATTTGTTTGTAGAGGTTACACATTCAGAAAGTGTGCACGAAGCCTTGCTTGGCCTGTTGCAATTATACCCCCCGCTATTAAAATCGAAAAACACCAAACGGTTGTTTAAGAAATCAATAGCAAAGTGATTACTGATCTCGAACGTCGCATTTATAATAAACATTTGGCTGTATCTCGATCTCTTCGAGGTAAAGCCTTTAAACTTAAACAAGACTTTACTGATTTTCAAAACGATCCAAAATATATTCATATAAAACGTCTTTGTATTTTCTTTTCCAAGTATCCTGATGTTAATATGGATACCTATTTTATAGCTCCTTATAAACTTTACCCGGATGTTCAATATTTTGATCTTTCTTATTTTGCCTCACCTAGAGCTATAAAAACATATACGATTTACAAACAGCAACTATTTCAAGAATCGCCCGATTCTCAAATACAAGACATAAAAGAATCGTTACGCTTTTTAGTTCACTATTGTTTACAGAATAGTATCCAATTACATGATTATGTTTTCCATAAAGAGAAGTCTATTGAACCAATCTGGACTTATCATGTTAAACATAACAAAATTAATCCCTATGTTTTAATGGAATTTCCGAATATATTTCATACAATACAAGAAATGCCTAAAGATGAAAGAGAGTTTCTATTAGGTCGTTTTGGAACAAATTTTCTAGATTATCGGACAAAATATATGAATTCAAAAGAGCTTAGACCGTTTTTGGAAAAAGCTTTTATCCGACTAAAACTTTTTGTAGATAAAAACTTGAACTCTGCAAAATATCAACCATAATAATAACACTATGACATTCACAAAAAATATGTTTAACGAAATTAAGGCCTCTTTGACTGATAAGAAGGATTCTTCTTATAAAGAGATCATGAAATTTGAACCAGGTAAGACTTACATTGTACGTCTTGTACCTAACGTCACCGATCCTAAATCGACGATGTTCCATTACTATCATCACTCCTGGAATAGCCTTTGTACAGGACAGTTTGTTACTACCCTTTGTCCTTCGACATATGGTGAGCAGTGCCCGATCGATCAATATGTTCTTAAGACCTATAATACTGGCTCTGCTGAAGATAAAGAGAAGATCAAACCTATTACTCGTAAAGAAAACTGGTTTGTTAATGCTTATGTAATTTCTGATCCTACCAATCCCGAAAATGAAGGTAAAGTTAAAGCCATTCGTTATGGTAAAGAATTGGCTAAGATTATTAACGCTGCTATTGATGGCGATGATGCTGATGAATTTGGCGTTAAGATCTTTGATGTTGCTGAAGGCTGTTCCCTCAAGATCAAGTGCGAATCTCGCACCGGTATGGGTGGTAGCAGAGCTTTTGTTACCTATTCAGCTTCTAAGTTCACATCACCTTCTAAGCTTGACGGCATGGATGCTAAGAAAATTGATGCTATTTACGAATCAACTCATGAGCTTGACAAGTTTAATAAACCAAAAACTTACGCTGAGCTTCAACGTATGCTTGATCAGCACTTTTTCTGTATCCAAGATGTTACTAATCTTGACGAAGACGAAGATGATGTTCCGGTTTCTAAACCTGCTGCTTCTAAGAAAGATGAAGCACTTAATAATATCTTTGCAGGTATTAAAGAAAGTACGAGTACTATTGAACCGGCTGTATCAAAAGTTGAAGTACCTGAAGAGAAACCGGCAGTGGATGACACAGACGCTAAACTTAAAGAACTTCTCGCAAGTCTCTAATTTATGTTAAGAAGTAAAAAGAAACTCCAATACGCTAATCATAACGTTCTTCATTCACCAGAAGAGATTGAAGAGCTTATCAACAATGGTGCTAAGGCTTATGAGGCATATCTTGACGCTTTAGGTTTTGATTGGCGCAACGACCCGAACAGCGCTGATACACCTCGTCGTGTTGCTAAAGCGTTTGTAACTGATTTAGCTATGGGCTGTTATTCAGCCCCTCCTAAGGTTACCGCTTTTGATAACGTTGATGGTTATGATGGCATGGTATGCCAAAATAATATTAAAGTTGTTTCAATGTGTTCCCATCACCATGCACCTTTCATGGGTGTAGCGCACGTTGCTTATATTCCTTCTAAAACCGGTAAGGTTATTGGACTTTCAAAACTTAATCGTATTGTTGATTGGTTTGCGCGGCGTCCTCAAGTACAAGAAAACCTTACTATGCAAATCCATCAGCACATTGATCAGGTTTGTGAAAAGAATAAAGGAGTAGCTGTTCTTATTGAAGCTAACCATACCTGCTGTTCTAATCGCGGTATTAAACATGATAGTACAATGCGTACTGCCAGAATGTCTGGTGCTTTCTTAGATGAAAAAGATAATTCAAGGGCTGAGTTTTACAAATTTGTGGAATTCTCTCAAAACAATAAAGGAGCGATTGCTTAATATGGCTACAATGGAAGAACAGTTGGCAACAGCAATTGTTGCTAAAATGGCAGGTATGGAGTTAAGAAAAGTAGATGAAAATACAATTTCTCAGTCTTCTACTGGTCCTGCTACTAGAATTGACCCAAAGCAATTTCTTCCTGGAATGCAGCAACACCAACAAAGACAGCAGGACTTAATGATTCAGCATGCTCAAAGAATGGCTGAACAAATGGCACCGCTTCCACCTAACCCTAATCAGTCTCTGCCCCTACCACAAACTGTATCTCAACCTCAGCCACAAACGTTTACAGGTCAAGATCCTAATCAACTTACTTTTGATTTCTTAGATGAAGCTACACAGAAAAAGTCACTTAAACAGCTTGATTTAATTGTTGATTACTTGTATTCTATCAATAATAAATTAGACAGGATTTTAAATCGTGACAAACATTCTAGCTCTCAATAAAGAATCTTTCGTACAGAAGTTTCTCTTACCTATCAGTAAACTAGCTGATAACGTCTCTATCTCGATTGATGATAGTGAAGTGTATGCTACTTGTGCTTCTCAAGACGGTTCAGTGGTATTACTTGCAAGTTACAAGACTGATACAGCTGTTAGAGGTATTCCTCGGATTAATCTTCCTGATGTTAAAAAGTTTGTAAGACTTTTAGATTGTGTAGAAGAAGATAATATTGCTTTAACTATTGAGAATAATCACCTCAAATATACCACCCCTTCATTCAAGTTTAACTACTTCTTACTTGAAGACAGCTACATGCAAAGGTGTCCGGTTAACCCCGAGAAAATTAAAAAACTAAAATATGATACAGCTTTTCTTCTTCCTAATACAAAGTTTAATGAAGTGTTAAAGGGCAGTTCTATCGCTACTGACTCTGATAAACTATACTTTTACACAAAAGACGATAGAGTGTATTGCGAACTTAACGATCTTGAGAGACAAAATATTAATAATATTACTTACCTTGTAGCAGATAAATTTGTTGGTGAACAGATTAAAAATACACTACCGCTTAATTTAGAAAATATTCGTTTACTTGCAGGCACTAAGTGCAACGAGTTTACAGTAAAAGTAAACAACGAACTTAAAGTAACTCTTTTTCAAGTTGAAGAAAAAGATATTGATATAAAATTTATTATATCAGCACTTGTAAAATAACTACTTGAGGTATAAGTTTTAATATGTCCAATAAATTATCTACACTAGGTTACACGCTAAAGCGTTTAAGAGATTCTGGCTACTACGCCCATAAACTCTTTACTGAATATAATGAAGCAGACCCTCGCGCTTGGACAATTATAATCGACCCAGGTATTAGTTCCGTATTTTGTACTTGTTTTGTTAATGAACCTTTCTACGGGGATTCATATTTTGAATTGACCGATGGCGACCAAAGAATACCAGGTCGCTTAAAACTCTCTACATCTTCTTTTGAAGTACTTGTCGAACATCTTGTTAAATTTAACATTAATAATAAAGCACCTGGTTATAATAAGAAGTTTAGTCAAACAAATAAATAATATTGGTATGGCTGATGATAAAAATAAAAAAAAGCCAACCAAGAGAAGCTATCGTAAAAAGAAAACAGAATCTCTTGGCTTAAGTGCCCTTGATGCTACAGAAGAAAACATTCTCCCTGAAAAGCAATTAGCACAAGTTGAAGAGGTTATTAAAAATGCTTTTTTAAGATTTGCTGATGCCGCTCAGATGAAGCAGCATAAAGTAAAAGATTTAGAACACCTTGACGGCGTTGTGTCAGAATTTTTAAAAGCTTTTATGATTTTAGGTTATGATTTAAACGGAGAGAAAGCATTCATTATGCATGCTACAAATCCTCATGATAGAGATGCTTTAGTTGAACATCTTCGCACAACCCTCCTAGGAATTATTAATGCCCAGAGTTAAATAACTTTGTGGCAAAAAAAGATAAAGAAGAAGTCTTTAAAGACCCTTACGAGGATATCATAATTGAGAACCCTATAGATGAATCTCAGTACTATAGAGGGGATAAAAATGTACCTAAAGAGGATGCCCAGTTTGAGTGGACACCTAAGATGGTCAAAGAGCTCAAAAAGTGTAAAGAAAATATTGTACACTTTGCCGAGAATCACTTTTGGATTGTAAATCTCGATCAAGGTAAGATGAAGATTGAGCTCTATAAAGCTCAAAAACGCGCTCTTAAGTCTCTTGCTGACAATAGGTTTGTCTGTGTCTTAGCCTCCCGTCAATGCGGTAAGACAACAATCACAACAATCTATGCACTTTGGAATACTTGTTTTTTTGATGACCAGAGAGTTATTATTGTTGCCAATAAAGAAAATACTGCCATTAATATTTTTAAAAGAATAAGAATGGCTTATGAAATGTTACCTAACTATCTTAAACCTGGAGTAAAGGAGTATGGCAAGACGGGGGTAACTTTTGCCAACGGTTCAAGCATTGGTATTAGCACAACAACCTCAACGGCTGCTCGTGGCGATACTGCTTCCATTCTTTGTATTGACGAGGCTGCATTTATTGACCCGCACTTTATGGATGAGTTTTGGAAATCAGTTATTCCTATTGTATCATCTGGTAAGAAGACAAAAATTTTTATGGTTAGTACCCCAAATGGTACTGGTAATAAATTTTACGAAATATACTCAGGTGCTGAAAAACAAACTAATGGTTGGCATGCTGAAAGAATTGACTGGTGGGATGTACCCGGAAGAGGTGAAAAGTGGCGCAAGCAAATGGTTGCTGCTCTTGGTTCAGATGAAGCTTTTCAACAAGAGTTTGGTAATACGTTTCTTGATTCTGGTAACTCAGCGGTTGGAGCTTCAGTTATTGAAAGATTT